ACTTACGTGTTATTGATCTTGTAGATGATGTTGGTGGTTTTGTAGCTATTACAAACGAAACTTCTTTTCCAACAGCTAACCCTGATGTTAACAATGGAGCTGGTACTATTGTATCAGTTAAAGCAGCATCAACTAACTTAGCTCCAAGCGGAACTACAGTTACTATTGCAAACGGAGCTGGATCTGGTAATACTGTTACTGTAACAGGTGTGAGTGCTACCATACCTTCGGGCTTTGGTTTCTTGGTAGAAACAACTACTACATTACATACTTATACATTTCACAGATTAGTTCCTAAAGCTACAGAGGTCTCTACTGTTGCTGCAAATGCGGTAAACATTGCGGCTGCTGGAGCTAACGTAACAAATATAGATAGCTTTGCTGACAGATATCAAATTAGTACTTCTGCACCTACAACTAGAACTGATAGTTCTAGTTTAGTAGCTGGTGACTTGTGGTTTGATAGCTCATCTAACAAAGTTATGATGGTCTATGATGCTAGTTCTGGTGATGGATTTAGTCCTATCACACCTAACCAAGCAACACTAACCAACATTAATATTGTTGCTGGTCAAGTTACATTTACAGAAGACTTAGGTAATATTACAGATGCTGTAAATACTGGATCTGGTAATAACTCGATTAATACAGTTGGAGCAGCTATTGCTAACGTCAATACTACTGCAACAAACATTGCAAAGATAACTACTGTTGCTGATGACCTAAACGAAGGGACGTCTGAAATAGACACAGTTGCAACTAATATTGCAAATGTTAATTCTGTAGGAAATAATATATCAAACGTAAATGCGGTACATAGCAATGCAACAAACATTAACGCGGTACAAGCTAACGCTTCTAATATCAATGCTGCTGTTAGCAACGCTACAAATATTAATGCTGCTGTTTCCAACGCATCCAATATTACAGCAGTTGCTGGAAACAACTCCAACGTAACAACAGTTGCTGGTTCTATAGCAAACGTAAATACAGCAGCTACAAATATTGCAAGTATTAACACTGCTGCAAGTAATATTACAAACGTAAATAACTTTACTGATAGATACCAAATTGCATCTTCTAACCCATCAACAGATGGTGGTAGTAATGCACTAGCTGCTGGAGACTTGTACTTTAACACTACTGCTAATGAACTAAAAGTTTATAACGGTTCTGCATGGCAGGGTGGTGTAACAGCTACAGGTAACTTTGCAACTAAAACTGGTAATACATTTACTGGCGATAACCTTTATAACGATGGCATAAAAGCTAAGTTTGGTACAGGGTCAGATTTACAAATTTACCATAACTCAAGCAATAACCACTCTTACATAAAAGAAGTTGGAAGTGGATCACTTAAAATTTTAGGTGAGGATGTATTAATAACAAATGCTGCTGAGACTGAGAATCTAGCTAGATTTCATGCTGACGGTAGTACACAATTATATTTTAACGGCAACGAGAAAATTGCAACTACAAATACGGGAGCAACAATAACAGGACTAATGACAGCAACAACTATAGACGGAGCTGCTGGCGACAATTTACAACTCGACTTCGGAACAATTTAAATGGCAAAATTATTAAAACTAAGACGAGGAACAACCTCGCAACATAGTAGCTTTACTGGAGCCGAAGGCGAAGTTACGATTGACACAAACAAAGATGTACCTGTAGTACATGACGGCTCAACTGCTGGAGGACATCCAGTAGCAGCAGAAGATATGTCTAACGTATCTTCAGCTTCCATTGCTGGAAGATTAGGTTCTGCTGCAATAGCTGGAACTAAGGTATCTCCTGACTTTGGATCGCAGACTATAACGACAACAGGAACATTAGATATTCCTGATAATGCAAGAATAAAATTAGGAACAGGCGATGACCTACAAATTTATCACGATGGAACTTCATCAAGAATAGAAAATGATGAAGGTAATTTAACTATTAAAAGTGATGGTACTCTAGGCTTATACAGTTATACAGGTACAGAAGCAATGGCGAAATTCATTGCAAACGGAGCCGCAGAGCTATATCACAATAATACCAAGCGTCTTGAAACAACAAGTGCTGGTGTTGACATAACAGGTAACGTAGATGTTGATGGCTCTATAACTTGTAACGATCTTATTTCTGCTGGTGCTTTATTACATGAAGGTGACAGCAATACACTTGTTCATTTTGAAAATAATGATGAAATTCATTTAAAAACAAATGGAAGTGTACGAGGTAAATTTACTAATGCTGGAGCACAGATTACTGGTAACTTAGATGTTTCATCTGGTGTTGACGTAACAGGGAATATCACAGCTACTGGAGATGCAACTATTAATGGTGGAGACATAACTATCTTAGGAGCTGCACCAAAACTACACTTAACTGATTCTGGAGATAATCCAGATTTTTATATAGAAAATAATAATGGTCAATTTAGAGTTGTAGATGGTACAACTGCTTCTTCAAGATTTGATATAAATTCTGATGGTCACATTGATGTAACTGGAAATTTAGATGCTCATAGTGGTATTGACGTAACAGGAAATATCACATGTACAGGAACAGTTGACGGCAGAGACATAGCTTCTGATGCAAACTTATTATTGGGAATAACTCAAGCAAACGGAGTATTACATAGTAACGTAACTGCAACTACCGCTAACGCTGGAACTAATAGTACAGCAGTAGCTACAACTGCATTTGTAACTACAGCTATTGCTAACGCTGATGCTTTCCCATCAGGAACAAAGATGTTATTTCAACAGACATCTGCTCCTACAGGTTGGACAAAGGTAACAAGTGGTGTAGATAACAAAGCTCTTAGAGTTGTATCTGGATCTGCTAGTTCTGGTGGTAGCAATGCGTTTAGTAATACTTTTGCATCTAAAGCAATAACTGCTAACTCTGGTAACACAACTGCCGGAGGTAACGTATCAGTAGGAAACACTGCTGCTGGGGGTAATATTTCAGTAGCTAACGCTAATACAGGTGGAAACGTAAACAGCCACACACTGTCTACTAACGAAATGCCTAGTCACAGCCATAGTTATAGTATATACACCCACACACCTAGAGGTGAAAGAGACGGTGATGCACCAACAGTTAGATTTGTTAATAATAACTTAGTTGGCTTTAACACTGGTAACACTGGTGGAAGTGGTGGTCACTCACACGGATTTACTGGTGGAGCACACAACCATAATGCTAACTTCAGTGGTTCAAACCACAACCACAACGCTTCTTTCTCAGGTAGTGCACACAACCACAGTATCTCTGTAACTAACTTAGATATGGGAGTTCAGTATTTAGACGTAATCATTGCAAGTAAAGACTAATGTTTGTTGATACCACCCGTATTTCTGACCCTTACATTTATATTTGGGATAAAGAAATACCACAAAATATGTGTAAAAATATAATTACTAAATTTGAAGAAAACTTAGAAGGTTGTCATCAAGGTATAACTGCTGGAGGAGTCAATTTACAAATAAAAAATAGTAAAGACATCTGCGTTTCAGACACAGAAAAGTGGGCAGATACATGGAAAGAAGAAGATGATTTATTTTTTAATGCAATTAACGATTCAGTCCATGATTATTTTAGTCATCTAAATTTAATTAGTGATTATCGTCATTTTACAACTAATGATAAGTATATATTTCATCCTGTAACTGATGATATTATTGATTCTGGATATCAGATACAAAAAACGGAACCGGGTAAAGGTTATGTTTGGCATGATGATTTTTCATTTAAAAACAATTTAGTTAGAACACTTACATTTATTTTATATCTAAACACTGTTGAAGAAGGCTGGACACAGTTTTACAATGGTGACCAAGTTGCACCTATAGCTGGAAGAGTCGTAATTTTTCCTGCAACTTGGACTTATTTACATCAAGGCTACCCACCCAAACAAACAAAATATATAATGACAGGGTGGTTACATGCCAAACCCGAAGAAACAAATGGCAAAAATTGAACAAGGAAAACTCTGTCCTCTTATAGGAGAAGATTGCAGACAGCTTGAATGTTCGTGGTACACAAAGATAGCTGGTACAAATCCACAAACAGGTGATCCCATTGAAGAATGGGGGTGTGCTGTAGCTTGGATACCTTTTTTACAGGTTGATAACTCTAGAGCGGTAAACCAAACTGGAGCAGCAATAGAATCTTTAAGAAATGAAACTGTAGATAGGATGACACCTTCTATGGAAATACAAAAATTACCAATTAAAATAAATGAAAATTTCAATAATTCGTGAAGATAAAACGGTTGTTAAAGATGGTGTAGGAATTGCAGGATTAACTTTATCTTCAATCCCTGCTGATGTTTGGTCCGTTCAATGGGATAGTGAAACAAATAAAGGCACTGTCGAAAAGAACGACTTATCTATAACAGAGATAACATCATTAGGTGATTATCAATCTTGTGTAACTGAGTGGGACACAAAGAAAACAGAAATAGATGCGGCAGAAGCAGCATTAAGTGCTCCATTAACAGACGCACAAAAATTAGAAGCTTTTAAAGCTGAAAGAACAGGTAGACTAGAAGCAAGTGATTGGACACAGCTATCTGACAATCAATTATCAGATGCAAAAGTAGCAGAGTGGAAAGTCTATAGACAAGCACTAAGAGATTTACCAGCTAATACATCTGACCCAGCAAACCCTACGTTTCCAACGAAACCTAGCTAATGAAAATAATAGATAATTTCTTACCCACCGAAGATTTTATTACTATAAAAAATTATATAGAGGATAAAAAGTTTCCTTGGTATTTTACAAATACTCGGGTATATGAAGGTGATGGTAATTCTAGGTATGTTCATCAGGTATATGATTATATGGATGGAATAGTAACTCCTCTAGGTGAGTCATGGAGTATGTACACAACAGTTTTGAATCAATTACAGGCTTTATGTATAACCAAATGTAAAATTAATTCAGATATTAAATCATCTGAACATCATATTAGAGAAGAAGATTGGCATACTGATATTGCATGGTGTGAAAGCCAACACGCTTACACATGTATTTACTATATAAATACAAACAACGGTTATACAGAATTTAAAACTGGAGAAAAAGTACAATCAATAGAAAATAGATTAGTTTTATTTAGAGCTAATTTATTACATAGAGGTATAACCCAAACTGATACGACTAGAAGAATACTAATTAATTATAATATTATGTACGATGGAGATACCAACTCTTAAATTACCTCCAGTAGAAACTATAGAAACTATTTCTATACCTTTACCAACAGCAGATGTGCCTTCTTACATTCCTCTGGTTGTACCTCCTAGTGATTTACAAGCGGAAGAAGAACCTGAAGGAACTGCTTCTGAAGAGCCGGAATCTCCCGGAATGAGAAAGGTAGATATACCTTTTACAAATAAACAAATGCCGGTACCTGAGACTGAGATCTTAGTAACGGCTACCACAACTGCGGTTGTGTCAGTAGCAGCTACACTTACAGCTACAGCAGCTTTTAAAT